CAATTGAGCTTAGAATAGATTTTAGCCAATTGGGAGATTAGGCTATTTACTAAAAAGTTTAGATAAGATATAATTATTTTAGATGAGTTGCAGGACATCCTTCACGTGCTGTGACTTATCTTCTTTGATGGTAAGTCAAAGGCCACTTGATAGTGAAGGATCAGGTGGCCTTTTTTATTTCCTTGGAGGTACATAAATTGGATACAACAAAAATTAAAATCGACGCAGATCAAGATCATATCTTATTCACAGTAGGACTATATAAACTATTTTTGGCATTAGGAAAAGAAGGAATGGATGCTCTTGCTGTATACATACATCTATTCTTTACTGCAAGAATACAAGCAACAAATACTGTATGGGCAAATAATAGCTATCTTCAGAAAGGAACTGCATGTGGTGAAGCAAAGATTAAGAAAGCAAAAACACTTCTTAGATCATTAGGACTGATAGAATATATCAGAGATAAGCCAAAAAAAGGCAATCCTATATTAGGAAAAGTATATATAAAATTGAATATTATTCCAAATAAAGAGACTATGGAAAAGATACTTTCGTCAACAGGGTCAATTTCAACTATAGTTGATGACAACACTAGTTGTTCTGAGGTATCTAAATGCTTAAATATAAAAAAGAAAGTATTAGTAAATACTAGCCTTTCGGATTCTAAAGAATCCTCAAGAGCTAATAATGATTCTAAATCTAAAAAAACCACTCCAAATATAAATAAAGATCACATAGAGATAATAAAATATTGGAACTCTATAAATACAGTCTCTAAACATAATTTAGAAAAGAGTTCCAAGACAATATTAAGTATTTCAAAATATATTAATCTTTTAAAATCAGGGAAGTTCATAGAATATCTAAGCATTACAGATTCTCATTTAGAAAAATTAAACATTCCCATAAAAGATAAACATAAAAAGTTTACCCATGAAGAAATCATTCAGGGTCTCCACAATTATTCACTCCAATTCGAGCAAGGATATTGGCCATGTACAGAAGCAGACAAGATGAAGTTACCAAAATCATTATCAAGTTGCTTTTATAATAAATACAACCAGAACTGTGTAAGTCCATTTTTAAAAGTATTTTACAATAAGCCAAAAAAACTAAATGCTGAAAAATCTTTACCTGAAATTAAAGATCCTGGGTATAATATTCTTCGAGAGGTATTGAAATCTATGTCTGGTAGCAGTCTTGATGAAGTGAAGTTATACTCTCATACAAAGCTAATCAGAGAATGGATTGCAGAAATACGAGAAGATTTTAAATATTTGCCTACAAGAAGCAATGATGCATTTTATTCCAGATTTACTACAGATTCAAAAAGCGTAAATCTGTTTAGAGATTTAGAGGATTTTCTTCAGCAGCGTAAAGAAGGTAATGTGATTGCAGATGTAAATATGGTAAAACCAGGAACAAAAACTTGGAAAGCATTTGAGATATATTTATTTAAGAATTTTGAGATTGATGTAAACAACCCACCTAAGAAACCAAAAGAAATTATTAAAAAAGTTCCTGTTATTGAATTACTTTATCCTTGGGATAGAGAAGAAGATGATTTTCATCCCGAAGCTTGTACGTATAGAAACTTTACAGAAGAACAAAAAAGATATTTTAAAAATGCAATATTACTGGAAAAATGTAAGACTCAAGAAGAATTGGAAGCAGCAATTGAAAAAATTTCTTGGCCTATGCTGCATACTTTGGATGAGATAGAATCTATGAATAAAAAGGCTATATCTCTTGGAAGAGCAGATTTAGTAAGGAAGTGCATGTGAGTAAAATATTAATAATCGATTGTTGCGATGATTGTCCACACTTTGATAATTCATATTACTCCTATAATGAGACTTGCACAAAACTTGACAGACCAATCAGCAGAGAGAATTGCGCCGTTGAATTTCTAATTCCAAAGGATTGTCCTTTAAAGGATGCAGAATGAAAACTTGGATACATAGAACTATGAAATCTGATAAAGATTTTTATCAAACAAATCCTAAAATGATAGCGGCATTGTTTCTGCATTTCAATAGTATTATCAGATTCACATCTGTTTTAGATCCTTGCTGTGGTAAACATGCTATAAGAAATTTTCTACGTGTTAATGATATTGGTATAGGAGAATTTGATTTATATCCAGAAAATAATAACTTTCCAAAAGTTGATTTTTTGAAATACTTCAATGACGGAAATCATTATGATACCGTGATTATGAATCCACCATATTCTAGCAAATATTTATTTTTAGATCATGCATTAAAGTGTTTTAAAAATATATTTTGTTTACTTCCTGAAATTTCTTTAAACTATAATATCATTAATGAAAAGTATTTATCTATGCCAAGATATTGGGGAAAAATAAAGATGTATCCAAAAATGTTTTTGCACGAAGGAACAGAAGATAAGTTTGGTGGCACAACGTGTTATTCATGGCTTTGTTTTTTAGAAGGAGATACTGATGAACTAAAAACTGAAATTATTCATAATCTTTTAGGTGATAAACAATGAAACAGTCTGATATTGATACAAGCATAGAGCGTAAAATCATAGAGGGACTAATCTACAACGATGATTTTGTAAAAAGAATTCAGCCAGTGTTTGATCCTAAATATATGAAGACTAGAATTTCAAAAATGATTTCAAATTACTGTATATCTTATTATGATAAATATTCTATAGCACCAAAGTCAGAAATAAAAAGCTTAATTAATATCAACGCGGTGGAATCAAAAAGTGAAGACGATCTAGAAGCTCTAGAAACTCTAGTAGAATCTATTTCAGATAAAAAAGACGATCATTATAATTTAAATTACTGGGTAGAAAAAGCAGAGACCTATTTCAATAGACGTAAACTAGATATCCTTAGTGACTCAATAAAAGAAAGTGTAAGTAGTGATGATGTAACCTCTGCGGAATTAGAAATTGCAAACCACAAGAATATACGGATAAGCGAGAATAGTGGTTTTTCTTTAATTAGAGACCGTAAAAAAGTAAAAGAAATTTTGATGCATGAAGATGATGAAATGTTTGCTTTCCCTAAAGATCTTGGAAAACTTATAGGTTCATTTGTTCGTGGTGATCTTGTAGCATTCATTGGCCCAGGTAAAAGAGGAAAAACCTGGATTCTTATAGAGACAGCAATTCAAGCAATGATGCGAAAATATAAGGTGCTTTTAATATCTTTAGAAATGAATGATCGTAGTATCATAAAAAGATGTACACAGAATATTTTTAGTGAGTCAATAAAAGAAGAAGAATTTATGGTTCCTAGATTTGTAAAGAATGGTGAAGAGTTTGAAATAGATTGCACAAGAATTGAAAAGCGGAAAGGGTTAAAAGTTGAAATGTATGACAGAAAAATTAGTAGATTTTTACCGCAAATTGGTAGTGGTGATTTAAGAATAAAATGCTACCCTGCATACTCTGCTGATTATAAAAAGATTTTTGCTGACATTGAACTTTTAGAAATTACAGAAGGATGGACACCCGATTTTATAATAATTGATTATGCTGATTTGATAGCACCAGAATCGCAAAAAGGAGATAGACGAGACCAGATAGATACAGTGTGGAAAAGATTAAGAGCATTGGCGCAAATTAAAAATTGTTCTGTAGTCACTGCCACCCATAGCAATAAGCAAACATTTGAACGTAATATAAAGCAGAATGACTTATCTGATGATAATCGAAAAATTAATCATGTAGGAAAAATGATATCATTAAATCAAACTTTTTCTGAAAAGAAAGTTGGGGCTATGAGAATGCAGATGATAGCAGAGCGGAATGGTTACTTTGATGATACAGAGGTGGTAGTATTGCAATGTCTACATATTGGTAAACCATTCCTAGATGTTATGGATAAAGACAAGATAGAAAATTATGCAGACAAATACCAAAAAAAGAATTGAAATCCTAGTTTAGAGGTATAAAATATATGGCAGGCAAAAAGAAAATATATATAAAAACTTATTTGCCAGACGCTATGAGTATTTGTGAAGAAAAGGAGCAAGATATTGCAGAGATTAAGAAAAAATTTAAAACAAAGCAACGAACACTTTTTGGGCAAGAGACGATTGGTAAGCATTTTGATGGATGGTTTGAACTTTGCAGAGCGATTAAAAGTTTGGCTGAATGGGATGAAGAAGTAAAAGGTGATATGCTTGCCATGAGCATGTGGCAACGAACTACTTTTTTTGATTATTATGAATTGTATTTAGAGGTGCACAGATGAATGATATTCAGATTCTAGAAGAATATTTTAATTTATTTAATAAGTTTCTTTTTGATAATAAATTGCCAGTCTGTGTTATTACGATACAACGACACAAGAAAGCAAGAGGATATTTTTGGGCTTCTATATTTGAAAACAGAGCAGACAAGAAATCCACATCCCATGAAATAGCACTGAATCCAATTAATTTTGATAGATCGATGAAAGAAATTTTGTCCACACTAGTCCATGAAATGTGTCACTTGTGGCAACAAGAGTTTGGATTAAGAAAAAGCTTAAAAGTATACCACAATAAAGAATGGGCAGATAAAATGGAACTGTTAGGACTTATGCCAAGTTCAACAGGAAAGGAAGAAGGAAAAAAGACAGGACAGTCAATGTCTCATTATATAATTAGTGGTGGTGTTTATGATTGTTTGTTCGACAACAAAATATTTACAGCCATGGATATTAAATGGAAAAGTAAAATTCAGATATCATTAACAGCAGGTAAAGAAAAAGCAAAAACAAGTAAGAATAAATTCACGTGTCCAGAATGTGGCATGAATGTATGGGCAAAAGAAACTGCAAAGATAATTTGTGGAGAATGTAAAATTGATATGGAATTGGATTTATAAGGTACCATATAAAATATAATACGGAGAATTATGTATGAAATTAGCTATTATTTTAGGTCGTGGTGTAGAAGGTGCAGGAGTCAGTACTTTTGCTAAAGAATTAAATGATTACTATATAGATAGTACTGTGTTTATATACAATGAAAAAAAGTGGCAGGCTGGAAATTTAAAAATATTTAGAAATAGTTGTATTATAACACTGTTAAATATTTCGCAAGTTAGCAAAGACATTAATACTAATTATGATGTAGTATTATATTTGTCACTACCACCGAAAAAAAATATTTCTGAAGAAGCACTTCAGGCATTTAAAAAATATATGATAGACAATGTAATACGTCCAAAATCATTTTACTCACAAAATGATCATCATCTACAATCATTGAATAGAAATTCTTTTTTAGATGATATATGTACCAAAGTAGATGGTATTTTTAGTTTTTCTAAAACTTCTACTTTATTTACAAGATACGCACCTAATGTATATGACCATAAGTATCTACATTTATGTAATGGTTATAATTTTTCTAAAAATGAAAAGTTTATAAAAGACATAAAACATAGAAAAACATATATCACGTATTTAGGAAGATACGCCAAGTTTAAAAATCCACAAAACTTATTAGCACTATCATCAGATGTGCGTATAAAAAATACGTTTATAGTCCAATTATTAGGATGTGCTAAAACTATTGAGTGTTACCATCAGTTATTATGCAACAATGGAGCATCACGTATTGCGAATGGTAGTGCTTATTTTAAACTACATTATGTAAAAGGTGATGAAGAGATGCATTTTCCATCTATACCATACATATACGGTGCATATAAAGATAAAGAACTTATACTTGATTACATTTCTACTGGATTATTTGGATGTTCATTCTATAATTTTAAAAATGGTATAGACGGTGATAATGTAGAATACGCGCAACTTGAAATGATTTCAGTAGGATTGGTGCCATTATTTTCAGAAGATTTTGCTAAAAGTAAAATTATTAGTCGTATACCGATTATAGACTACAAAGATTGCGGCGTCTATTTAGCAGATGATCTTAGTAATATCAGTGAATGCTGTGATAAATTACTAGAATTAAATTATAATAGAACCCTAGCACAAAAATATCAAAAAAATGCATATGATTTGTACCGCAGTAAGTATGATTCTAAATATTCATTTAGAAAGATGATAGCTAAAATGTCGTAAGCATACATAGGAGTAGTGACATGAAAAATATATTTTTAAGTGCTAATAAGATTATTAATGAACGTGCAGAAGAAAAAGAAAGACAGTATGGTCCAATAGATGAGTCATTATTTAGAGCATGCAAAATATATGAAGGTATGACTGGACAAAATATAGAACTTAAAAATATGTATAAAATGTTAGTAGCATTAAAATTATCTAGAGAAAGTTATGCTCATAAATATGATAATATTTTAGATGCTATTGCATATCTTGGAGCACTATCAAATTTTGAAGAAAGGAAAACAAAATGACAGTATTCTTTTCTAAAGTTAGAAATGTAAAATCACCAACAGTAGGAACTCCCGGCAGTGTAGGAATTGATTTTTACATACCTGAAGAATTCGATGATGATTTTTTAACTGTTCAATCGGGTGATAGTATTTTAATTCCTTCAGGTATAAAAGTAAATCTACCACCTAGTACATGTCTAATATTATTTAATAAATCAGGAATTTCTACAAAAAACAAACTAGATGTTGGTGCATGTGTAATAGATGAGGATTATCAAGGAGAAATTCATATTCATTTTTTTAACATGAATATTGGAGAGGTTAGACTTCAGAGAGGGCAAAAGATAGTACAGGGTATTCTATTACCAAATTACACAAAAGATTTAATTGAAGTAACAGCTGAATCTTTGTATTCTACTGGTTCTCAAAGAGGTATTGGTGGATTTGGATCAACTGGAGAATAATTTGAAAACTACATTTTCTACTGCACAAAGAGCATTTGAATATTATTATGATATAATAATGAGATTGGGTGATACTGGTCCCGGTACAAAAACTATACATAATGCTGGAATTACAATTTTAGAACCAGAAAATAATATTATTAGTACACCGTGGAGAAAATGGAACCATGAATACGCAGAAATTGAGTGGTTGTGGTATCTATCTAAAGATAGAAGCGTCAAAGAAATATCTAGACATGCAAAAATATGGTTATCCTGTGCTGATGAATTTGGTAATGTTAATTCTAATTATGGATATCAATGGAATAGAAATGACCAGCTAGATAAAGTTATAATACTATTAAAAACAGATAGAAATACAAGAAGAGCTTCGATTTCTTTATACGATGGAAAAGAGATTGATGAGTATAGACATGATACGATTTGTACATATGCTGTATCATTTAATATTCGTGATAATTTTTTACATATGACTGTTATGATGCGTTCTAATGATTTGGTCTATGGTTTTTGTAATGATCAGTATTGTTTTTCTAAACTAATGTTGCTGGTTTATCGTGAATTATTATCTACATACCCAACATTACTTTTTGGTACATACCATCATTTTGTTGTAGATTTGCATATATACAAAAAACATTTTGATATGCGTGAAAAATATACTGGAGTATAGATGTTAAATATTTACATAGAATCAAAAAACTATAATGATACCTTTAAAGAATACATCGATGAAATTACAGAAGGTATAAATTATAAAATAGTTGAATTTAAAAAGAAGTCATTAAAGAAGTCATTGTCTGCATCTACGATTAACGATGCTAACAAACATATTATTTGTATTGGTGGTGAAGCATTTAAGAAAGTGTTTGAAGGTGTACAAATATCTTTTACACCTTCAATGTATGAAAAGTTTATTCCAGATATTCGTTATAATAGATATGTACTAACTATTCCGACATTAGATTGTATTCCAAAAGCAGGAAAAAAACGTGAATGGATAGTGATTAAAGAATTAAAAAATAAAATTATTAAATATATAAAATATAACAGAAGTATATTTGATTTTTCAAAATACGAAAATAAAATATCACTAATATTTGATATTAGTGAAGCTACTAAAATATTAAAAGATATGTTAGACCAGAATCCTGAATATATTATCATGGACTATGAAACAAATGCACTTCACCCATGGATTTCACCTAAAACGAAAGTACTTTGTTTAAGTATTGGAACTTCATTAGATAATATTTATGTTCTTCACCACACTGTATTTACACCAGAAAATATAAAACTTTTACGATTATTACTACAAAATAAGAACATTAAAAAAGTTGCACACAATAATAAGTTTGAACACCTATGGACAAAACATCAATATAAGTTTGGAGTAGTGAATTGGTTTTGGGACACTATGGAAGCACAACATATTATTAATAATGAACCAAAAACATGTGACTTAAAGTTTCAAGCGTTTGTAAGATATGGAATACCTGATTATGATAGTGAAATACACAAAGAAAAAACTACTACAGATAAGGATGGATTGAACCTATTAGAATCTGTAGATCCTGTAAAATTAATGACATATTGTGGTAAAGATGTACTGTATACAACTAAGATATTTGAAGATCAACAAGATGAATTACTTTCAGAACAGTACCAATGCCTTAAATTACTTATGGAAGGCGATATTTCACTATCTGAAGTAGAGACAGAAGGTATTGATGTAGATATAGAAAAATTAAATAAGAATATAGAATACTGTTTACAAGTAAAAGATGGTATTATGAAAAATATTAAATTACAAAAAGAAGTAATAGCATGGGAAAAGAAAAATGGAGAAATTAATCTCAATTCTCCTACACAATTAAAAGACTTATTTTTCACTGATATGAAACTTATTACAGATATTAAGACAAAGAAAGGTTTTGATTCTACAGATGCAGAAAGTTTAAAGTCATTACATAATAAAGTTGCAGACTTAATACTAGAATATCGTAAGTATGATAAAATCGAAGGCACTTTTTTATCTAATATTTTAGAGTGTTCTACAAATGGAAAAATACATCCACAGTTCCCACTACATTTTGTACGTACATATCGATCATCAAGTCTTTCACCTAACTTTCAAAACATACCAGTTCATGATGTTATTGCACAAAAACTAATTCGGGAATGCATTAAACCTTCACCCGGTAGATATTTTATGGAAGTGGACTACTCTGGAATTGAGGTAGTAATAAGTGCTTGCTATCATAAAGATCCTACAATGTTGAAATATATAAATGATGAATCCACAAACATGCATACAGATATGGGAGCAGAAATATTTCTATATCCAAAGGATAAATTACCAAAAGAATTGCGTTCAAATACTAAATCAAATTTTGTATTTCCAGAGTTTTATGGTGATTGGTACGAATCTTGTGCTAATAATTTGTGGAACAATTTAACTACTGAAGATATTCAACATTTAAAAGATAATGGAATAGAAGACTACAAAGAATTTGTAGAACACATAAAGAAAATAGAAGAAGATTTTTGGAATGTACGATTTCCTGTATATAAACAGTGGAAAGAGAAAACTATAAATTTTTATTATTCTCACGGATACATAACTAACCTTTTAAATTTTAGATATAAAGGACATATGCGGAGAAATGAATTACTGAATTATCCTATTCAGGGTGTTGCATTTTTAGCGTGTTTATTATGGTCACTTATACAGATACATAAAGAATTAAAAAGATTAAAAATGAAATCACGAATATGCGGACAGGTGCATGACTCTATTTTATTTGATGTAGAACCATGTGAAAGTGAACAATTAAAAGAAATAGTACAAAGAATTATGTGTGAAGAAACACGAAAACAGTGGAAATTTATAATAGTACCTTTAAAAATAGAGATGACTAAATATAAATTAAATGGCAATTGGTGTGAAAAAGATGAAAAAGTTTCATAAAAATCCCATTTTGTGGGTATAAAATAGATAGCAGGATAGAAGTGGAATGGTGTCCACACGATTATAGTCGTCCAAGACGGGTTGCAAACAGTCCTTGGGTATTGTAGGTTCGATTCCTACCTATCCTAAAGGCACACAATGCTAATCATAATTCGAACAATCGTTCTTTGTGATTAGATGGAAAGCCTTATAACTGACGCCAGAGTATATAAGCTGGTCATGCACGGGAGTCGATCACAAGTTCCTTTGACCGTGCGCTTATTTTTTTTAAAGGAGTAAAATAATATGAGTGATTTTAAAGTAGAACTGGAAATCGACAAATTCAAGTTAGATGAAGAATGGATAAGGCAGCCTGGTCTTTATCTTAAATATGCAGAACTGGCTACAGAAGCTTCAAAAACTCTAGAAGAAAAGAAACTTCTTCTGGATGTGAAAGAAGCTTCAAAATTTTCTTCTATCAAAGAAAAAGCAAAAAAAGAAAAGATTACTGTGACAGATACAGCCGCAAAAAGTATGGTAGAAACTAACGATGAAATTATCAGCACCAAAGAGGAAGTCATCAAAGCAGAATATAACTACAAGATGCTTCAGAAAATTGAGATGGCATTTAATATGCGAAAATCTGCATTGGAAAATCTTGTTTTCCTTTATACAAAAAGTTATTATGCAGAACCATCAGCAGGTATTAAAAACAATGCAGATATGAAAACTTCTTTTGCTCATAAAAAGCAACAAGAATCTTTGAAGAGTGCTTTAAATAAAGGAGACGAATAATGGGAAAATTTGATGAGAAACTTAAGAAGCAGATGAAGACAAATGCTACAGAAGCTGCAAAAGGTTTTAAGCAAAATGTTTTCGATATGGAACAGCTTGGAGATACCAAATTTTATGCGCCTGAAGAAGGGAAGAATAAAATTGATATTATCCCATATTTGGCAGGTACAGATAAGCATCCTGCAGGAATTGCAAAAGGTGATCCAGAATATGTATTAGTTTATCACAAGCACAAAGGGCTTGGGCCAGAACAGAAGAATAGTGCTGTATGCCCAAAAATGACTTTTGGCAGCAAGTGTCCGATTTGTGAAGAGCGTGATAAGCTTATGGCAGATGGACAAGAAGAACTTGCAAATGGCATTAAGGCTAAAAAGTATGCAGCATATTGGGTAATTGATAAGACGAAAGATGAAGATGAACTTTCCTTGTTTGATATTCAATACTTCTTTTTTGAAAAAGAACTTTGTGATGCTTCTATGAATCCAGACGATGATGAAGATTCTGTAACAGAACGACCAGTTCCTTTTGCTGCACTTGAAGGTGGTTTTTCTGTAAAGTTTAGAGCTACAGAGGAAACATTCGGAAAAGCTAAGTTCAAGAAATTCAAAGACTTTAAATTCATCAAGCGCAAAGAAGATTATGACGAATGTATTCTTGAAGAAACAATTCCTCTTGATTCTCTTCTGGTTGTAAAAAGTTATGCTGAACTGAAAGAACTTCTTTATGGTGAAGATGAAGTAGAACCAGACGATATGCTTCCAGCAAGGAAAGAGAAAACAACAGAAAAGATGGAAGATGATGATGTAAAAGAAGAAACTCCAAAAAAGAAATCTTTTACCAAAAAAGCAAAGACAGAATCTGCAGATAAAGAATCTGCAAAGTGCCCACATGGTTATAGAATTGGTGTAGATATTGATAAGAAAGATGATTGTGAAGACTGCGAAATGTATAAAGAATGTGCAGACATTTCAGAAAAGGATTAAACCTATGGCAAAAAAGAAAAAAGATGTACAGGAATACATCACAGTACAAGAGGCAGCAGGAATTGCTGCTGTCTCTGTGGTGACTATAAGAAATTGGTGCGTTGATTTTTTCATTGGTAAAAAGATTGGTGGACAGTGGAAAGTTAAGATTTCAGAGCTGAATAAAGTTTTAAGTGGAGAATTGCACTATGGCAGGTAAGAAGATCATAAAGAAAAGGGGCCCAAAGCCAAAAGAAGTAGAAGTGCAAAATGTAGTTGATGCTATGGAAGATAGGGCAGAAGAAATTCAAGAAGGTTCTACAGAAATGAATACAAATAAATCTGTGAATTTTCTTCCTACAGGAATCACACTTTATGATCTTATGCTTGGTGGTGGATATCCACTTGGTAAAATTGTAAATGTTGTAGGTGATAATTCCACCGGAAAGACTTTGCTAAATCTCGAATGTCTAGCATTTAATAAAAAACTTATGAAGAACAAATTGAAGTTTTTTTATGATGATGCAGAAAGCGGATTTTCTTTTGATGCTAAAAAAATGTATGGTGTAGATCTGTTTAGAGATAACCAAAAAAATTCTACAAAGGTAGAAGAGTTTGACTATTCATTATCAAAGGAAATTGAAACTTTAAAGAAAGATGATACCTTACTTTATATTTTGGATTCTCTAGATGCACTTTCTTCACAAGCAGAATCTGATAGAAATGATGAAAGAATAAAGGCCATGGATGATGATAAGACCTATGATAAAGGCACATTCGCTATGGAACGTCAGAAGATGTTATCTGAAATGTTTAGGCTTAAGAGTTCTAAGATCGGAGATAAGAATGTCACCGTGGTTATTATCTCACAAGTTAGGGCAAATATTGGTGTAATGTTTGGAGAAAAGTATACACGTACAGGTGGAAAAGCTTTGGATTTTTATGCTTCACAAGCTATATGGTTAGCAGTAGCAAAGAAGAAAGAGAAAGAGGGGCGTGTCATTGGTGTTAGAATTAAGGCAAAAACTAAAAAGAATAAAGTAGGAACACCATTCAGAGATTGTTTTATAGATGTGCTTTTTGATTATGGTGTAGATAATGTTACAAGCAATCTGAATTTTCTTTATGATTTATTGACTCCACAAGGTGAAGAAAAAAGTAAGAGACTTGTGTGTGAATGGGAAGGTAAAGAGTATAAGATTAAAGATCTTATTGACTACATCGAAAAAGAAAACTTAGAAGATGAATTGGCAAAACGAGTAATAAAGAAATGGAATGAAATTGAAGACAAGATTTCATCCAAGAGAAAGTCAAAATGGTGATTTCCGTCTTTTTCGGGGTCGTTGGAGACGGTTTTATATCTTGTAGCTAGCCTACGGACTTTCTGCGAGAAAGTAGGCAACTTGTGGAAGGACAACCACTTCCACAAGGTTTTATTTTTAAGGAGTTTACTGTGATACAATTTATTGTTGGAATTGATCCTGGAAAAGATGGTGGTGTTGCAGTATTAGATAGATCTGGTGATGTACTGCAATTATCAAGAATGCCATTAAACTCTGAAAAAGAAATTGATGCTTGTGCACTTTCACTATTTGGTGAAACACACGAAGCTTTTTGCTATATAGAACGTGCATTCTGTATGCCGATGCAAAGTACAACTTCAACTTTTACTTGTGGGATAGGATATGGGAAATTGATTGCTGCAATAGAATTAAAAGGAATTCCTTATGATGAAATAAGAGCACAGAAATGGAAAAAGTATTTTGGATTATTAAAAAAAGAAAAGATTGCCAGTGTAGAATTAGCAACAAGTATTTTCCCAAAAATTAAACATATGTTGTATACACCAAGAGGTAGAATGTTAGATGGTTTAGCAGAGGCTTTATTGATTGCAGAATACGGCAGAAGAGTATTGGTAGGAGCAATTAAATGATTAAAGAAATAAATATTAAAAATTTTCAGAGCCATAAAGATACTAAAATGTCTTTGCATCCTGGATTAAATGTAATTGTTGGAACTTCATATTCTGGTAAAAGTGCAATTCTTAGAGCACTAAGATGGCTGGTAGAAAATAAAGCCCCAAAAGGAACATATCGATCTTTTTGGGGTGGTGATACTTCTATAGAATTAGTTCTTGATGATCATTCAGCAACCAGAGGAAGAACAGATAAAGAGAATACATATGCTTTAGATGGTGAAATATTAAAAGCATTTAAAACAGATGTTCCTGATCCTGTAAGAAATCTATTGAACTTCAATGAAATTAATTTACAAAAGCAACATGATATGCCTTTTCTTGTAAGCAAATCGGGGCCAGAAATTCAAAGAACATTAAATGAAATTGCTAATCTTGATCTTATTGATACTACTATGGCAAATCTGAATGGTAGTAAATTAAAAACCTCAGCAGAGATAAATGATATAAAGGAGAAATTAAAAGCTTATGAAATTAAAATAGTTGCACTTGAAACTGTAGAACTTATCAAAGAGAAAAGTGTTACGCTGAAAGAACTGAATAATTCTGCGCAGACTGAAAAGAAAAGATATGAATCCTTGTTGGATGTAATATCATCAACTAAAAATTATAAAGACCAAATTGAGTATAAATTAAAACAGACTGAATGCTACAGTAACCTTTCGGCAATAGTGGACCATATAAATACCCAAAAAGGCAAAGAGATTACAGTTAGATATCTTTTAGATATTATAGAAAGTATAAATTCAGTGAATGTAAGCCTGGCAGATGCAATTAAAAGTCAGGAAAAGTATAAAAATCTAGAAGACTTGGAGGCCAAAACCGTAGACATCGATTCTAAAAATCTAAATATTCGCTCAAAAAAAATAGCCCTTAATACCATTACTGCTAATCTTGAAAATATTTATGATTTGCAGACAGAATTAAATACATGTATAAAAGAAAGTGAAAAGTATAAGAATCTGGAGTCTCTGAAAGAGAGAGCATCTAATACTCATATTAAAGAGACAACTCTTTTTTCACAAAAATCACATCTTGTGAGTATAAAATATATAGCAGAGCAGATTAAAGAGTTAAAAGAGGATATTCCTAATCTTGAAAGAGTCTTATTTGATTATCAGATTTCTATAAAAGAATTGGTTGGTGATGAGTGTCCTGTTTGTGGGACTAGAAAAGGAGGAGTAAGAATATGATTATATTGAAAATATGGGAAGGCAAGAGATTAAACAAATACAATAATTTTTATAGTTATACAGGGCTGTTTTTATTTGGCATAATTCCTTTATATATCCAACGGAGTAAATATTAAATGAAAAAACCTTTATTCATTACTACAGCAGACATGCATTTACGGGTAACTAATCCTGCTGAAAGAATTGATAATTATCAGGAATCAATGATTAATAAATTAGTTCAAATAAAAATATTACAACAAGAATTAGATGTTCCTGTATTAGATTCTGGTGATGTGTTTAATGGTTGGAAGTCTACACCCGCTACAGAATGTATGGCATTTGATTATTTGCCACAAAACTTTTATACAATTCCTGGCAATCACGAAATACCATTTCACAATATGAATTATTTAGACGAATCTTCTTTAATGGTATTATCTAAAGCAAGTAGAATTTCTATCAAATCTATGTTTTCAGATTTAGGTAAATTTATGCTATGTGCCGTTCCATATGGCATGGATTTTGAATTTCCTGATGATATTGATTTAGATGGAAAAGGACATCTTGTACTTATTACTCATTTAATGGTTACAAAAGAAAAAGATGCAAGATTTGACCACATTACTGCAAAAAATATGCTTAAAAAATATCCAAAGTTTAGTGTAATTCTTACAGGTCATAATCACCAAACTTTTGTAGAAGAATATGATGATAGGTTACTGATTAATAATGGATCATTAATGCGATCATCAATAGACCAATTAGATCATAAACCTTGCATCCATATTGTGTATGACGATCTATCTTGGGAAAGAAGCTATCTAGATGTGGCACCTGTGGACAAAGTTTTTAATCTTGCACATGTAGAAATGAAAAAGAAGTCAGAAGAGAAAATTGAAAATTTTGTATCTAAATTAAAGAATGAATATGAAGTAGGTGTGTCATTTGCTGATAATATTAAAAACTATCTTGCATCTAATAAGATTCGCGATGGTGTAAAAGAAGTAATCACAAGAGCAATAGGAGAATAAAGATGAGTGATATTTTAACAAGAATTAAAGATCTGCAAACAAAAGCAGAAAAGACAAAGACTGATATTAATAAGTATCAGGGTGCTTTAGATACCCATATGAAAACTTTGTTAGACACTTACAAGTGCAAAACATTAGAAGAAGCAGAAACATTAGCGGATTCACTTCAGACAGAAATTGAAGTTGCAGAGAAAGAAATTGAAGAGTCTGTAAAAGCTATTGAAAAAGAATTAGAAAAGATCGAGGAATAAAATATGTTAACTATTGAGCAAGTAGTTTCTAAAGTAGATAGACTCATCGCAAAAAAAGAAATGCTTGTATCTGAAAAAGACATAGCAAAGAAAAGTCTTAATTCTTTAAATAGATTGGCATTAAATATCGAAGATGCACAAGCAATTGTTAGACTTGTTGCCTCAGATACACAGAATCAGTTAGCTGAAAAGATATCTGGCATTGTTACTATGGCTTTGAATGCTGTGTTTGAAGAGGATGTATTTGAGTTTAAACTTGAATACGAAGAAAAACGTGGTAAGACAGAAGCTAATATGTTTTTATTGGTGAATGGTAATGAGACTGATATTATGGAAGGTGGTGGGGGTGGTGCCGCTGATGTGGTTGCTTTGGCATTACGTGTGGCGTTGTGGAATATCTGCGTTCCTAAGCCAGCACCAATACTTATTTTTGATGAACCGTGTAAGTTTATTTCTAGGGATTTGCAATATAAAGCTGGAAAGATTATGAAATTATTACACGAAAAATTAGGTATGCAAATTATTGTAGTAAGTCATGATGATCCAATAACTGAAAATGCAGACAGAGTATTTATGGTAAATAGAGTGGAAGATAAAGATGGAAATAAAGTTTCTGTAGTAAAGGAGAAATGATATGCATACAGATGAATTTGTATATTTAATATTCTGCATCATATTGACGGTTGTAATTATTGTTACTATATCATATATGGCAATATCTACATTTTTAGATTGGTATAGATGTAATAATAAAAAAATAAAAGCTATCAAACAAGGTTTTTATATTCATAATGAACTTATGGATGTGTATGATGGTTGTATTAGTAAAGGAATGAATATTGAAGAGACTATAAAAGAGCAAGAAAAAAGAATAAAGGAGTTAGAGAATGTCAATAACAAATAATGGTGGAATCTATGATTTAGATTGCGATATCTGTGGAAAGAATTGTGGTACTGATTTTGATTCTTTTACAGAAGCAGTTGAATGGAAGAAAAAGAATAAAGCAAAATGGCATTCTTCAAAAGATGGGAATTGCTGGTTAGATGTTTGCCATATCTGCTGGCCAAGTGTTCAAGAAAAACAATATAAAGGAGCAGGAGTATGATTTTTAAATTTAAAAATCTAGCACACACTATTATTAGTATCCCAAAGAACAGTATTGTTTTATCTGAATTTCGTGAACCTATTGGGATTGGCTATCATACATACATTTATATTTACATAGATGGTGATGGAACTATACTTTCGTATAATAGCGTGCAAGACGCTAGAGAAGATTATGAGAGATTAGCAACTCTTATATCATCAGAAACTACGAAATTAAGAGTTTCAGATATAGAAATCTGGCAATCCTCCTTAAAAGAGGTAGATAGTATATGCAAAGGAGCGGGAGTATGAAGAAATCAAACGGATATCCATTTCATAAAGATCCAAGATTTGATAAAGACAGACGAAGACAGAGACAATTTCATACATTAAAAGTTATTTTGATGTATGTATTCTGCCTTATCATTGGTGCAGGATTTACCAATATGGCAATCCTGTTTCAAATCACTTTGACAGAAGCACAGATATGGCTGTTTATGTCTGTGTGGTTTATGCTTTGTACTGTAGTTTATTTCTCTGCTATCTGGATACAGAGCTTATTTTCTACAGAAAGTATGGATGAGTTATTAAAACGTTGGGCAATGCCTACAAAGAAAACCTTATTGAATATATTGTTGGATGAATTTAAAGAAGATGCTGATATTGCAGAAAAGGTGTGTAGTTGTAGAGGAAAGGAGTAGAATATGATATTTTTAATTTATGACGATCAAGTAGAAAAATTTAATCTTGCGGCAGATGTAAAGAAGAGAGTGACAGCTATTATAGAAGATGATGGGGATGATGTTATTGATGATATCACAATTATTGATGGCATTGAACAGACTCTGGAAATTAATCGTACTATTATAATCAAACCACCTGCCAAAGTAACTAAAACAAGAGCAAAAACAGATGCAAAAAAGAAATAAGTATGTTGCTATTATTCAGGCACGTGTAGGTAGTTCACGACTACCTGGAAAGTGTTTACTTCCTCTTGGTGATTGTGATTCAGTTATTGAATATATCGTTAAGAATATTTCATTATCTGAATATATAGATGAAATATGTATTGCCTTTCCTAATACTTTTGAGAATGAAAAAATAAAAGAAGTCTGTAATACCATAAAAGGCAAATACAATAAACCTATTTATTGGTATGCAGGCAGTGAAAATAATGTATTGGATAGAATCACACAGGCTGCCAACTACTTTAAAGTGGCAAATGAAAATAAACTATCTGAAAATGGTGAATTATTTGCTGTCGAAATTACTGCTGACTGTCCTTTTGTTTCTGCATTCACCATCGATACTATATGCAAATGTATCGAAGTATGTCCAGAAATAGATTATATGAGCAATACAGTTACAAGATGCTGGCCAGATGGTTTTGATGTGCAGATATATAGGATTCATATATTAAATGCAGCAAATAAACTATTGCTGGAAGATAATAAACATCGTGAACATGGTGGATGGAATATAGTAAATTATTCTTTGGAATTAATTACATGCTCAGAATTACATTATTGTCCCACTATAATTAATTATGCACCAATGCGAGATATATATTTTCATCCAGAATGGTCTGTGACTTTAGATACAAAAGAAGATTATGTTGTTATTTGTGATATTATTGCACTTCTTGGTGAGAACTATGATAGAAATGCTATTGATGTAGAAGTTTTGATGCTGCTGATGAAAGATCCATCTGTATTGGATAAGAATAAGAATATACGGCGTAATATTCCAGGAGTATAAATGAATAAAATAACTGATGTATATGAAGCGTTTTGGTTTTTACATGATCATTCTGAATTTTATAATCCACAAATGATGGCAAACTATCCTAAGGATGCTGATATGTGGAGTGGTTTTAACAAATGTTTTGAGTGGTCTTATCAGAAAATTAATCCCATGACCGGTTGTATAGATAAAGATAGTCATAAAAATACAAAAACTCAAGTATGGATAGAATGTGGGGCATATATGAAAATATGCAGTAAGTATTACCCAAGTCATGATGTTAAATTAGACTGTGGTGGTGATACATTTGAGGAAGCACTGATTACTTTAGCAAACCTTGTCTTAAAACATTATGGTAACGGGAAGAAATTAAGATGAATAAATTCAATATAGTTATCATTGGTGCAGGTTCAATAGGTGCAATGAAACCCGCTGAATTAGATGCTCCAAATATGGAATATCCACTAACTCATGCGGCAGCAATTAGGAAATTGAATACTTGTTTTAAACTGCAGTGTATTGTAGATAATAATTATGAACTAGCATTAAGTGCAGGAAATAAGTGGGCATGTGGTATTTCTGAGAGTGTCGATTATCTAACTTCATACTTTAAAAGTAATATTGATGTAGTAGTAATTGCAATAAATACTGAAAATCATTTACATATGGTTAAGCATGTAATTGCTAGCTTTTCAAATTTGAAAGCGATCGTTTTAGAAAAGCCTTGTGGCACTTCATATGCAGAGTGTAAAGAGATATATAATATTGCAGCAATAAAGAGAATTAAAATTATAGTTAATTACACACGTAGATATGAAACATATCACAAATTAGTTGCAGACAATATACAATGTGGTAAATATGGTAAAATATATTCTGCAAGATTTCATTATACACGAGGATTAAAAAGAGATGGTTGTCATGCAATTGATTTAGCAAACTGGTTTTTTGGCCGGTGTTTGAGTATTGAAAAACATTCTGAATTTTCAATTGATGATTACAGTAAAGAGGATTTAACTATTCCACTAATTGCTGAGTATGGAAGATGTCCTATGGTAACATTTAATCCTTGTGATGGTAGAAAATACTCTATTTTTGAATTGGAACTACTTACAGAAAAAGGAAAAATTTCTATTTATGAAAGTGGGCAGAAAATGATGCTGGTTAAACCCTCTGCTGATAATGTATATGGCAAATATAATAGTATGAAATATGATTTGAATGTAAAAGTAATTGATACAAATCTTAAATCTTGTCTGATGAATTTATATAATGAGGGTTACAATTATTTAACTACAGGAGAAAATGTTTCTTGCACTGTGTTGGATGCAATGAAAGTTCACGATGTAATTGAAAGCATACAGCATAAAAGGAGTATATAATGTCTAAACTAGCAATTAATGGTGGAAAATCAATCAGAGAAGAATTCTTCCCATCTCAATTTGATTTTAGAGATACTGCAGAGGAATATTTAGAACCAATTACAGAGATATTGGATTCTAATATTTTATCTGCATACAGAGGAAACCATACACCTAATTTTTGGGGTGGCAAGTATGTTAAAAAATTAGAAAAAGAATTTGAAAAATATATTGATAGCGATGTACAAGCTTTGGCAGTGAACTCTTGTACTTCTGGACTTTACATTGCTTGTGGTGCAATTGGATTAAAGCCCGGTGATGAAGTAATTGTAACACCATGGAGTATGACTTGTTCTGCTACAGTTCCTTTGGCTTATGGTGCAATACCAGTATTCTGTGATATTGAACCAGAAACATACTGTATAGATCCATATAAAATATCTAAGTTAATTACCCCAAGAACGAAAGCAATTATTGTAGTAGATCTTTTTGGTTTTGTTCCTAACTATGATCTGATAAGAGAGATTGCAGAGATTCATACCCTTTATATTATCGAAGATGCTGCACAAGCATTAGGTGCAAGCAGAAACAATATTAATGCAGGAGCTTTTGGTGATATTGCTTGTTTCTCTTTTACTCAAGGAAAGCACATTACTTGTGGTGAAGGTGGAATGATTGTAACCAGAAATCAGAGACTATTTGAGAAATGCTCAATGATTAGAAACCATGCAGAATCAGTTTGTAATGATATGCCAGCAGAGTTACAGTCTTTATTCTCTGATTGTCTAGGATTAAACTTTAGGATGACAGAAATTCAGGCTGCAATTGCTTCTGTACAACTTGCAAACTTTCCAAAGACTTTGGAAAGAAGAAAAAGAATAACTTATGATTTGATTAAGAAATTATCTACAATTCCTTGTTTGGAATTCAATATTCCTGAAATAGGAATAGGGTCTTATTATGTTTTACCATTTATCTTAAAAGATATCGAAAGAGATAAATTCCTTGCTGCTGTTAAAGCAGAGCTAAAAGAAGAAGCAGATAGGCTAGATCGAGGTGTACCAATTGGTGGTGGATATATTAAACCATTGTATTTGTTCCCTATTTTCCAAGAAAAGAAACATTGGGCATTTTGGAATCATGAATATAATAATCTAAATGGTGGTTATGGATTTCCACAAATATATGAAGAAGGGCTTTGCCCTGTATGCGAGAAACTATGGAAAGAAGATTTTTGTCTGACTCTTTATAATGGATTAAATCTATTAGATAAAGATATAGAAGACATTTATATTGCTTTCAAAAAGGTGTGGGAAAATATAGGAGAATTAGTATAATGGAAGGAATAGGCGAAAGAGAAATACTAATTACTGGTGGTACTGGTACGCTAGGTAAAGCATTAACCAGAGAATTAATTAAAGATAACTCATATAGAGGTATTAGAATATTTTCTCGTGATGAAGAAAAACACAGAGTTATGCGAGAAGAATTTGGAGACAATAAAAGAATATCCTATCTTGTTGGAGATGTAGCAGATAAAGATCGTTTATATAGAGCCATGAATGGTGTAGATATTGTTATCCATACAGCGGCAATGAAGCAAGTTCCTGCCTGTGAAGAGAACCCTATTGAGGCAGTAAAAACAAATATTGATGGTACAGTAAATGTTATTGATTGTTCCATCAATAATGAAGTAGAAAAGGTATTTTTTATAAGTACGGATAAAGCAGTTAAACCATTGAATCTTTATGGTGCAACAAAGTGTGTAGCAGAAAAATTAATTCTTGATGCAAATTTATATAGCCCACATAAGACCAAATTTTCCTGTTGCAGATATGGGAACATTCTTGGCAGTCGTGGATCTGTATTAAGAATGTGGGAAGAGCAGCTTGAATATGATTTTTCTATTTGCGTTACATCTAATCATATGACTAGATTCTGGTTAAAAAAAGAAAGTGCTGTCAATTTTATTATTAAATGTATTTCCCGCATGATTGGTGGTGAAATATTTATACCAGAAATGAAATCATGCACAATGAAAGACTTTGCAGAAGCCTACATTAAACGCTTAGATATAGATGCAACTATTAGAGAGATAGGAGTAAGACCGGGAGAGAAAATACATGAAGAAATAGCAGTTATGGGTGAAACTGTTTATATTGTTGGTGATAAAACAGTTAAACAACACGAATGTAAAGATAGCATAAATTCTCTTTTAACAGATAAATATACACAAGAAGAACTCACACAATTAATGCATGAGGTGATGACTAATGGCTGAAATTATACTTGACGTAGCTCCTAATACTTTTAAAAATGATATTGGATATTTTGCATCTATGGTAAATGAAATACGAAATATAGATACAAAAAAATATAGTATTACATTTAAAACGCAGATGTTTTCTAGCTCATCTGATGCTGCAAAAATAAATATCTGTCTTGATAATTCTTTACTTGTAAAGATGCATGAAATATGCAAAGAAGCAAATTATAAATTCACAAGCAGTGTATTTGATTATTATTCACTGGTATGTTTACTAGGACAAGGTTTTAAACTGCCATTTATTAAATTAGCATGTAGAGAAAATTTATATTATTTATCTAATAATATTCCTAGAGGTATTCCTGTATATATTTCTGTTGATTGCAAAAAATATAATGATATTCATTCATATGATAAATATGTAGAGCAATTGGCAAAAAGAAGAAGATTAATATTGCCTATTGGAGACAGTGAAGGAGATAAATTCCTATTATGCGTTCCCGAATATCCGTGTAAAGAGTCTGATTATCAATTTGATTTGAATTATAAAAATGTATCAGATCATACAGAAACTCTTGTACTTTTTGATAGATGGGAAAATGATAATTTATTTACAGAAAAAGAATTACGAGATAATTCAAATTGCTGTTTTGAAATGCATTATGTTTTAGAAAGAAGTCAGTTAAATCCTGATGCAGGAACATTCGCAAAGACAATTTCAGAATTATCATTAATTCTCTGAAATCAGTTTTTGTGGGTATATAATATATAGGAGGATTTATGGCAACGGTTAAAGAAAAAGGTGTTACTAAGAATAGCAGAGGAACTTATGAAGTACGTTTAAAAGGTGTGTATTATGGATCTAGGAAGACTTTGAAGGAGGCGAATGATTTGTCCTTATCTATGCAGATGGCAAAAACACCAGCAAAAAAGCAATCTATGGTTACTGGCAGAAAGAATAAAACAATTTCTGTAAAGGTAAAATCTGTAAAGGTTCCTGGATACCATTATGATGAACCAGTACTTATTCCTGCACCAAAAGCTGCAGAAGTGGTTAAGCGTCTTGATGAACAACCAGAGAAAAAATCTTTCTGGCAGTTTTTGAAAGATATGTTTAAGTAAAGGAGTTTTTAAATTGGATACTTTTCATTATCAATACAAACACAAGAATGTTTATTTAGTTCCTTATGATTTCTCTCCATCTCCACCACATTGGTATTTCGATCCTGAAGTCACAAAGTTTAACAGTTGGGGGACATTTACTCTTTCACCCGAAACTGAAATACACGCTTTAAAAGAGGCAATCGCAGGTCGTAAAATGATAATGTGGAAAATCTACTACAGAGAAGGCACTGATAGAACAATTGGTATGGATGATTTCACTTGGATTGGTAATGTTAGTATTCAATCGCTAGATTGGGTGAATAGTAGTGCTGAATTTGCGATACTGATAGGAGAGAAAGACTATTGGGGAAAAGGTGTGGCAAGTTCAGCACTCTTTCTGTGTATGCAGCACGTGTTTAGCAAATTAGGATTATATAGGTTTTGGTCAGGGACTTCTGAATTAAATAGGGGAATGCAGAAAGTATTTTCTAAATTTCAGTGGAGTAAAGAAGGAACATTCAGACAAGCGAAAATAATACAGGGAGACTATACTGATATTTATGAGTATGCCTTTGTAAGGCATGAATATGAAATGTTTATGGGTAGTAAACTATATAATACAATGAGTGGAGAATGATATGGAGAATAAAATTGAACCAACTCTTGCATATAAAACATCTAAAGAATGGAATGAAATATACAAAATAAATATTTTAGATCCTGATGGCTGGGATAGGACTAACTATGAGTATTCTTTTGATAAAGAGAACATAACATATGATGAATTTATGAAGCGTGTAATGCGATCAACCATAGAGATTTCAGATCATGCACTATTTAATAATCCACCGTTCAAGCTTATAAGAAGAGACTTACCACCAGTAATTAATTTAACAGAAACTCATGGAAATGCAATATATGAAATTGAACATATCAGAACTAGGAATAATTCTTTATGGATGGAACTTCTAAAGATAGCTTTAGAATATGCACCTGTAAAGACAAAAGAAGTTCTAAAACAGATAAATGAAAATGATAATGCAGTTAGTAAACTATTAAAGGGGCTGATTGATGACTGAACTTGAAAAAGCTGAAAGCACAAAATACAGGAAAGAAATAGATGGTAATTGGGATTCTAGTGTTGGAACAAATAAAATCTACGAGAAAAATATTCTTGCTTTAAAAGATATGAATCCAGAATATACAGAAATGTTATTAAATGAAGGTGTAAAAATAAATCCAAAAGTGTCATGGACAGAAGACAAGAAACTTATTTATAAAGCAAAAGGCCAAAGTCTTCTTGTCCATACAGACGAAGCCCATAGCGAAATAATGAATACTACTTTCTTTAATACTAAAAAGGATTCTTGCACTATTCTTTTAGGTATTGGTGATGGTAGATATTATAAAGTTGTAGATGAAATGAGTGAAAAGAATAACAGAGCAAAGATTCTTATCATTGAACCTTGCCTATATTTGCTTAATCATTTTCTAATGAATAATGATATTTCAGAGCGAATCAAGGATAAATCTGTATTAATTATTCCAGCAGATCCAGAAGCCATCAAAACAGTATTGGAAATTGTAGACATTCAATCTGTAATTAGCTCTTGGACTATTCTTTCAGATCCACTAACCAAATTATGGCCTCAAGAATATTCTATTTATAGCCAAAAGATTTCAGACACCATTAATCAGATCCAGTGTAATACTGGTACTGTTATGGGTGCAGGTCACGAAATGGCAAAGAATGATATCACTTCAATTCCTTTTATCGTAAGGCATAGAGGTGTAAAAGAAATTGAAGGATTATTTGAAAATAAACCAGCTGTCGTTGTATCCACTGGACCAAGTTTATCTAAAAATATTCACTTACTTATGGATAAAAAGACAAGAGAAAAGTGCATTGTGATTGCAGTAGCACAAGCTGTAAGAATATTATTGGCTTATGATATTAAACCAGATTTTATTTGTACTGTAGACTATGGTAAAACAAATGCTGAACATTTTAATGGTATTTATGAACTGTGTGATAAAATTCCTTTGGTATGTTTAAATAAAACATATGCAGAGATTATGAAGAAATGGAAAGGGCCAAAGTTTATTGTAGGATCAAGCTCTGGATATGAAGGTACAATCTCTTCTTTTATTACTGATAAAGGCTCTTTAATTCAGGGTGGATCAGTATCCCATATGGCTTTTGGATTAGCATATCATCTTAAATGTAACCCTATTGTTTTAATTGGTCAGGATCTTGGGTATGAAAGCGATCTTAGTCACAATCCTAATGCTGATGCTTCTGGTAAAATATTTCATACCAATACAGGAGAGCTTGCTTGGCAAATCGATTCTCCTGATTCACATCTTAAAAATGATACACCTTACGGAATGGGTGGTGCTTTGTTAGCAGATGGTTATTATGGTAAATCTATTGTCACAAATGCAGGACTACTCTCTTTTATTACTTCGTTTGAAAACCTTAGTAGGATGTGTGCAGATAAAACTCTAATAAATGCTACAGAAGGTGGTGTAAATATTAGAGGATTCAAAAGGAAAACACTACAATGTGTAATCAATGAATACTTTAAAAAGAAAATTGATTTTAGTACACTTACACCTTTTCTAAGTCTTGCAGATAATTGGGAGGAAGACTTAGAAAAGGCTATTACAGTAATTAAAGAAGAGATTGCTCAATACAAAGAACTAATAAAGTTATGTACTGAAGGTGCTAATTGGGCACAAAAGATGGATCATCACTTCCACGATAAAAAGAAATTGACTAGAGACATTAAAAAGAATGAAGAAGTTTCTGTTAAGGCTGAACATATTGCGCGTAAGAATCCCACAATCACATTATCTATATTCCATGCCAGTAGAAGGATTTTTGAAAGTGATTTGAATGTAGAAGGTAAAAAAGAGAAATTATTTAAAGATAGAGATATGTTAAAGATTAGAATAAAAAGGAATTTGCATATCTTAAATGCTGCTAAAGATAGTGCTGAAAAACTATTGCCTATTTATACAGAAGCTTTGGATTTGATGGAACTCTTTAATGAAACTAGAGATGAAAAGCATTTAACTGCAGAAGATGATTTTGTGCCCCTTCATTATAATGCAAAAGAATATTTTGATAAAGGAAACTTTGCTAGACCATATTGTGACTGTCTTTTACGAAACAAAAGACTCTGTACTGAGTACATATGCTCTGAAGATTATGCATATTTTGAAGCTTTGAATATGCGGAATAAAGCAATTGAATATGCAAAACTAGTTGCAGATTATAATAGTCAAAAAATTGATATTGCAGAGACTTTAGAAAAAGCAAAAGAAGAAGGCAAAGCAGGAAGATATAAAGAAGCATATGATTTATTAATTAAGGTTCGCAACAAGAAATATTCAGAAACCTTTTACCATGAAGAATTACAGTGGGCGATCGGGAGCTGTTCATTCGTGCTGTATGGAAAGACTAAAGATGAAGATAAATTAAAACAGGCTGTATTTTATTTTAAAGAACTTATAGAAAAGCATCCAGATAACATTCAGTACAAATTTGATTATGCAAATGTTATTATGTGCCAAGACTTTGATAAAGGCATGGAATTGCTTCTAGAGGTCGTAGAGGACAAGAGATATGACTACTTCTGGAAGAGTATTGGGGACATGTATTTTGGTAAAGGTATGTATGTGGAAGCTGTAAAAGCATACAAAAAGTATCAGAAACTGTATCCAAATGATACCAACATACAGGATTTGATAGATGAAAGTGAATTTCAACAGGATAATATACCAGTTTAATGATAAAAATTAGAATAAATCACCATCTTATGAGTATATAATATATAGTAGGATGGTGATTTATATGAAGAATATATTAATTCTTATATGTAGTTTGATGATTTTGGGGTGCGACATATCTACAGATTTGGTGTATTCAATTCGTGCAAATAATCACAGTTTATATTATTCTGATGATTTTAAATGGTGCAAGTCTTCAGAAGATATTTGTATGTATTTTAGAGATAAAAAATTAGTGTATAAATCAGATACTATAGATAACTGGAAAAATCCTAAACAGACTCTTGCAGATGGTGGTGGCGACTGTGAAGATTTTTGTATCTTATTCCTTAATATTTTATTTGTTAATACTGGAATTAAGGGAGACATAGTTCTTGTAAATAATTTAGAAACTAACAGAAATATTGTGAATGGTGGAAATATAAATCATGCAGTCGTAATAATTAATAGTTGCATTTTTGATGTTGTCGGTGAAAGATCATACTCTAAAGCCGAATCTTCTAACTTCAATATTGGGTACATTTATATATTTAATGAAATTTTCTAGTATGCTACATTCCATCCACCAACAGATCTATCCGCAACAGCATCAAATCCACCTCTATCTGCATAACAAGTTATAAATCCTGTAGAGACACTACGTGTATGGTTTTGCATCATACCAATACAAGAGACGAATCCAACACCCATAGATACAAAAGATTGTGCATAACACAACGTAACTTCGCTGCACCCATAAAATCCTACAGCAGAATAGACTGCGGAACCGACAGATTGAAAGACTGTGGATCCTTTTATTGCACCACAATTTACTACTGCTCTGCAATACTTATATCCTTGCTGAGCATTTATAGAAATACAATTTGTCAATGAAACACAGGTATCAAAATCCACATCTACCGCAACATATCTAGGTAGTTGTATTGTGTGATTTACAATACAGTTTATCATATTTTTACATTTTACAAATGATCCCGGATATTTTGATGCTGTTGCATATGAGTATATATTTGATAAATTGTTCTGCTCCCAGATTCCACCACCAATTAAAGTGATGTTGTATACGCTGCTGGAATAACTTTCTGCATTGCCATAAATAAATCTATTGTTAGGATATCCGGTTGTAGTGCTGGAAAGTTTTAAATCACTAATAGTATATCTTTCAGCTAAAGATATATGTGCATCAAATATAATTTCAGAACCGCCAAATATTCCAGAATATATTACAGTGGCAGGACCCTCTCCAAAAATATTAATATTATCAAGCATAGTTATTGTTGCAGCAGCACCACAATAATAGTTCCCAGCCCTTAAAAATATCTTACCACCACCAGTTGCATTTAATGCAACCATCTGTGCATTTATTTTTACACTAGCATCTTCATTAGTACTAATAACAACATCAGCAGTAAGTCTAGCGTTCTCATCACTATCACTCGAAGCAATAACCACACTAGCTTCTCTAGTCTTTCCTTGGTCTCTAGCAATCAATGCGCCAGCAATCTGGTCAAACGTATCATTACCAGAATTTTTAAGTGGTATATTGTATGCTTTTAATATGTTAGCAAGCTCACCAACCAAAGCATTCATCACATCTGCTTTTAAAGTGGTAGCTGGTGGCCCATCAGTAAACCAAGAAGCGCCATTGCTATCTGTAATTATATTATCACCATCTGGATAATGCATATTGTTTCCTCTCTTAAATAAATTATCGCCAAGTTCCTCTATACGTCTGTATTGAAATAATTGTCAATGCAGCAGAGGATTGATAC